ATTTTCTTTAACGATTCTGCGTTTTCCTTGCTTATCATACGAATTATACGTTCCTGTTTTAATAATATTTTAGCATGCTGCTTGGCATACCTGTAATTATTTGTCCTATACGACTTAAGATAGGCATCAATAGCGTCTTCTCCGTCTGCAACATAGCGGGCAAAGAGAATCTCACGTGCTGTAGGGTTCTTTCTCTTCTTAACTGAACCAATGTGATTAACATCACCTGCAAATGAGTAAATATTCTTGGCAGGTTCACCCTTAAGGCTGTAACTCTTATCAATACGGCGCATACCAAGTAACGTGCGCACACCGATATTATCCTTATTGAGTACTTTAAGCACCTGCCTGTCATCTGTAAGAGTATATGATCCAATATCTGCTGCTCTCCAGTCACTTTCAAGCTTCTCATCAGGAAAGAACTTACGAAATTCCTTTGTATTCTTAAATATGTACTCTTGCCTGCCCTTAACAGTACGTTCATACACTCTGATGCTTGCCTTTCAGACGCTTTATGAACCATGTAAGTTCCTCGTTTGACTTCAACACACGATACAATTCTTCCATTAACTGTTTCTTCGTGTATTTCAGATAAGAGGGGTTAGTCCTTTTTAGATATGTCTGCTTGTTTTTGCTTAACTGTTCCATTCTTCTTCCTTCGCTTCCTCTTGTAAACAACAACACCTTCGGATTTACGACTCAGTTCCGTAGCAACACTATCACGAATCATAGCTATACCTACAACAATATCTAACTTCTTTAATTCTTCGTCTGTCTTACTCACAATATCAACTATGACATGATGCCTTAAGTGACAGTCACAACACCATAGGTAAAACGATTGTGGAGGTCGTACTGCAATCGGTTCAGGGTCAAAATCGCTTAGTTTCATTAGTGTAAATTAAATAATGAACATGCCTATCTGAACCTTTTTATTGCTTTTAAATAAAATCCTTATATATAATATATATATATTACGTTACTATTATTAAAGCTTTAATTAGTAAAGCTATATAGTATATAATATAATTATAAACTATAGCTACGTAATAGTATATACACGTGCGAGTACGTTATTTTGTTTGAAGTGCATTATTTAAAAGAAAGAATCATGGTTAAACGTAGCAATCCTGAAAAAATC